CCAGATCGCCCAGCGTCCGCCGACATATGCTGCGGAAGTGATTCCGTATTTGTTCAGCTTCTCGTTGATGATGTGATCATCAACGACACGGCCAACAGAATCTTCTCCGAAGTACAGATTCGAAATCAGTCCGCAATCGGTATTACTCTCGGTGTAATACGGGATGCCATCATGCGCGATAAGCAGGCGCAGGAAGTTCGCCGCAGCCAGGCTGGAAAGATGGTATTTATTCCCATCTGCACCGCTGATAATCGGGTAATAAACCCGATCATTCTTCTTGTTGTATCCGTTTGCGGCTTTGAAGGTTGCGGCCGTATCAAGCGTAACAGCTGTCCCCTTACTATCCACAATCGGAAGGTCCGCGAGAACAAACGCATCCCAGTGGCTGTTGATCTTAGAACTGTTCTGGCACATTGCCGCATGTACAGCCGGATGAGATGAGAAACCGGGAGCAACGATAAAGGACGGGATATATCCGGTCTTCTGCTCGACATTTCTAATCGCGTACATGCCGGTATTCAGACCAAGGTTATCAGTCGTTCCGATGACATCCTCATCTGTTACAGCAGACGGATCAGCCGTATTGTAAGTGATTGTCAAAGCAGAAGTACCAAGGGCGCCGGCGGTTGCCTCGCTGATAGTGACGGTATTTTTGCTGAAATTGGTGGATACGGTATAATCTGTCTTCGTAACGCTCGCAGCCTTAACCGTGATCGTATCGATAATGATTTTGTCAGCGTCAGCAAGGACAACTGCCCCATTTTCGGGCGTCTTAGTGACACTTGTCACATCAGAAGCTTTGTGCTTTGCCGGATCAAAAACATTGATAAATATTGCCGGCCCAACTCCCATTTTGTTGAAGAAAACGTGAATCAGCTCGCAAAGCGTATAGCTTCCCCAGTCATCGGAATAGCCAAAAAGCTTCATTGCCTCTGCTTCATTGTTGACAATGACCGGCACGTTGACATTTTTTGACCCGCCCGCAACCATATGCACAGGCGCGGTCCCTACACAAACAATGGCACTCTGGCTCTTCTCGACTACGCGAGTGCCGACGGCATTGATCTCGCCGTATGTGCCGTGTTTGAATTCTGCCATAATCTAATCCTCCTTATTGCAGAAATGAATCGACAGATGGAGCTCTTCCACGGTCGGCATAACCATTGAATGTGACGCTCACAAACCCGTAGAAAAGTGGCCGTCTGTCCACAACATAGTTTTGATCCGAATACAAACTTGTGATGACAGTTTCTTTGTCAACCATAAGATCAGTATTCGGGATTTCCTCGTCTCTCAGAAGAGCTTCCTTGCAATCGTCCATCCAGTCGAGCAGGGTGAACAAGCCCTCTTCCGTACCTTCTTTGATGAGCGACATATCCAACTGTTCGCCGTTTTCTCCCGCACTGTCAATAAATCCGGGGAGCCGGACGCCAGGCTCATAGACAATAAACAAAATATCTACCGAAAGATGCGAACCCATAAGAGACGGACGATGCACGTTGTTGTAACGATCGAATCGTTTTTCTTCCATGTACTCCGCATATGCAGGTCTTGGCATAACGATGATCCCAGGCGCTACGCTTATCGAATCATCGGTATAGAACCCCGTCGCGTCTTTTCTGGAAGGTGCCCACGCAAGATAGCATTGGGGCTTCTGCTGTCTGATAACAGTAATATTGCCGTCCGGCGCTGGGGCTTTCATCATCCGACCATCGCACAGGTTTTTCTCAACCCATGCTTTCAGGCCTTTCAGTCTTTCAACAGTCCTCATATCAGAATTCCCTCGCGTCTCTCGCAATCAGCCAGATATCAAGAAGGCCCATGTTGTTCAATACTTCAAGAACAAGCATGGGCTTCTTGTCAAATACAATCTGTGTATTTGGCTCTGGCTCTTTCCCACCAGGGAAAACTTTTAATGGAACATGGATCAGTTTCTGTCTGGAGTTGTTATCCCATGAAATATCGTTGACGTTGTTATTCTTACGTTTCAACGATTCTTCCTCATCAACCACACAAACAATCTTCTGTCCATTCCAAAAATGGGTGGTCGCGAAGTGATCCTCCCGCATGAATGTGCGGGATATGTCATTTTCGATTCGATCTTTCAGGGACATCCAATCACCTCTTCTGAGTCTTGTCCGCCTTCGGGCTTGGCTCGCTATGCGGCACAGCCTTGCCCTGTTCGATCATCCGAATCGCATAGCTCTCGTTATACGTACGGATTTCACCGCTAGCTACCAGCTTTACAGTAAGCATTTTCAGCCCTCCTTCCCTTTATTCTGACGCCTTGACTTCTTCGCCGCTGTTGGAAGCTCGATCTCGATTTCCTGATCATCTGTATCGGGCATTTCATTAACCGCATCAGTCTCTTTGCCGGAATCATCCGGGACTTCTATCACTGCGCCAGTTGAGAGCAGCCAGTCAAGCTGCTCTTTCGGAAGCTTGCCGGGGATGAATTCTCCCCGGACAATAAGCTTTCCTTCAATGCTGAGATAATGAGCAGCAACATACTGCATACTGTCACCTCCCTTATCAGATAACCTTCGCGACGCACCATCCGCCAACGTTCTTCGGAACAATTGTTGGGCAGCTAGTCAGGCGGTTCTTGATCGCATTGCTTGCGATGGAGCCATAGCGGAGCGGAACCTCTTTCTTGATGTAGGTTATGTGCTGCGCGTTGGAGCCTTCAGACTCTACCTGCGTAACCGGACCGTGATAGATATTCAGGATATTGTCGCTTCCTGCAATCAGAGTGCCGTCCGGGATCAGCTTCTTCACTTTCTGATCATCGTCAATGAAAGTTCCAGAAAGGCTGTACATTTCCACGCCATCGGAGTTGTACCCGATGAACCGAAGCCCGCTTCCGCGATACTTGGTGTTGATCTTCCCCATGTCAACATTGCGAAGATCGTACTGCTTGATGAAGTCAGAATTCTTAAACATGGCACTGGCCACATCCGGAGACATGACGATCTTTGAGACCTCGCCCATTCCGTCATACACAAGATCAAAAATCTTATGCATATCACCGTCGATATCGGCTCCTGTCTCGTTCCACTTCTTTGCCGGAGTGAAGTTGTTCTCGAAGCCATAGTCCGCGATCTTGGACTCCTTGATTCCTCTGCCTTCATTCGTGTACTCAAACACGGAAAGCTTTCCGGTAAGAAGGACCTGCCGCGTCATCCATTCGCGCCTTCTCTGGATAGCTTTGCGCATCTCCATGAGGTCAGCTGCAAGCATCTTCTTCTCCCGCTGCTGCGGGGTCATTCCGCCGATGATCCTCTCCCCAAAGGATCTGTTCTTGAGGTTGGAATCCTCAATGATTCTCTCCGGAGCGATGCAGCAGAAACCGATCTCTCTGGTCTCAAATCCGTCTCTGTCCATCAGAACACCGCCTGCACCAGGATGAACCATCGGCGCCATTCTGCGACTGCCCTTGCGGTAATCGTAGATAGCCTTATCATCCTCCACGGTGCCGGCGTCATGGCCGAAAAAGTCATACAACACACTATATTCAGGCGGCATCAGCTCAATTGCTGCAAGCTGTGCTCTCGTAGAATAGATATCCATATGCTTTACTCTCCTTTCACTTATCAGGTGCCAGATACTGTGTTCTGGAAGGTATCGGCAGACTCCTTCTTCGAGAACACAATGTTCTGTCCGCGAAGGACTGCCCTATGTTCGTCAGTAAGCACCGCGCCATTCGCAAGCTTCACAGCTCCGTCAACGAAGATACCTGCGCGGTATGCCGCCGCATCTTCTGCAACTGCCGTCACGCCTGATCCCGGAGCTGCGCCGGTGTCAACAGTCTCCTTCAGCACAACAAGCTGGGTGTCAGCTTTGACATTCGCTGCCGCTGCCGGAGAATAAAGCCCGGTCGTCTCGCGGAAGAGAACGGTTCCAGCCGTTACAACACCATTCCCCGGCTTGCACGGAACAGTGATCAGATCCGCCCCCTGTGGATCAGCCAGGAGATTTGCATAAGTCTGCTGTCCGATAGTCCCATACAGTTCACTCATTTTCTGCTCCTCTCTCAAAACATTCCTTCAGAATCGTCCGCATACTCTTTCGTGTATACGGCCATCTCTTTCGCGAAGTCATCAATTTCCTGCTCAGGTGCCTTATCTTCCGGTGCTCCGCCTGTTACATCTGCCGCCGGTGCGGTCTCATCTTTTCTCTGATCGAGAAATTCAGAGCCCTTTTCCTTCATGGCTTTCACAAGCTGTTTCTGGAAGTCAGCCGCAGAGGTTCCGTCAGCCTTCGCCTTTTCCGCCATCTCCTCATAGCCGGGGAGCGTCAGGGCATCGATATCTGACAGGCGATCACGCTCTGCTGTGATTGCTGCCTGCTGAATACTCGCAAGCAGTGCCGGATTTGCATCCTTGAGCTGTTCAACCGTTGTGTTTTCGTTGAGTTCCATTCTTGTGTCCTCCTCCTTTGTTGGATTTTCAGTCGGTTCTCCGGCATTCGAAGCCCCGTTACTGACATCAGTTATTGTTGTCCCGATATCTTCCGGGACATGCGCGTAAAT